TGACCACCGGCCAGCGCGACAGCATGATGGTCTCGGACGCCGCTGACAGCCGCAGCGTCTCCGCGACGGTCTCGCGGCCGAGCGGACGCCCGAGGTAGTCAGCGATGACGGCGCTGGCCTGATCGATGTAGGCCAGCAGCCGCGCGTCGTCGCTCGTTCCCGAGATCGACAGTTCGCGCTTGACCGCATCGAGCGAGGTCAGGCGCGAGGATGTCGCGGGAACGAGGACGGAGAGCATCAGATCACCGTGATGACGAACTGGCCGACCTTGGCGTTGCCGCCCTGCGCCAGCACGATCTTGACGCGGTCGTTCGCAAGGCAGATCAGATCAGGCACCGTGTGTTCGCTGACGGCGCTAGAAAAGAAACGATCCGTCCCGTCCTGCTCATGCGTCGGCTGACGCGGCGCGCGCGTTCCGCTGGCGGTGATGTCGGACTGCGTCCAGAGACCTTGCCCAGTGCTCTCGACCGTGATGGCGAAATCGACCGTTGCGGCGTAGGGGTTGGTTCCGTCCGCGACATAGGCGATGGACGAGATGGCTCCGGTGATGGTCGGCGAAAAGGCCGTCGCCGACCCGTCCGCCGCCGTCGTCACCGAAACGCTGAAGCGCTCGACCTTCATCGACGTCACTCGACGACGTAGTCGAAGATCACATCGATATGCGTCGCCGTCGTCACGTTCGATCCCGTCTTGCCGACCAGGATCGCCGTGCCCGCGTCGTTCGCCGTGTAGCTTGCGCCGTCGGCCAGGACCGTGCCGCCAGTGCCGCCGTCAACCAGGACGGTGGACTGCGTCAGGTTCGCTTGCGCGTAAGCGACAAGCTTGCGCGAGGTCGATAGCGTGCCGTTGATATCGACCGTCGTCACTGCACCCGCAGCGCCGCCGACCGAGATCGCCTTGCATCCGATCATCCGGTAGCTCTTGCCCGGGATCGCGGGAAGGAGCGTCGCGCCCGCGTTGATCTCAGCGATGGTAAAGCGCTGGCGCTTGTTGAGGATCGCGCCGCCGCTGATGTAGCCGCCCGAGATGCGAAGCTCGCCCCCGATGACGGAGAGCGCGCCGCCCTGCGCGTCGTAGTTCTGCGTGGAATAGCTCATGAAAGCACCTCGTTCGGAAGATAGGGCGGCGAGCCGAAGCCCGCCGCCCAGTCAGATCAGGCCGGCGGGTTCGCGGTCGGCGCAGTCCGGGCGTGGCCCAGGACCCACACCGCCGAGAACAACGCCGCGCTGGCGTTGCTGGCCGGCGTGATGGTCGCGCGGACGTAGCGCTTCCCGCCGACATAGCCGATCTTCCGGCACTCGTTGTCATCATCGAACTGGAAGCCCGCGAGGGCCTCGGTGCCGAGCAGGAACGTGTCGGACACAGCCGCCGCGTCCGTCAGCGTCGCGCTGTCGCCGTCCTCGATGAGGACGACGAACGTCGCGTCTGCGTCGGCAATCGAGCCGGTCGAGATGACCAGCTCGACGCTCTCGTAGCCGCGCGTGTCGAGGATCTGCGACACCTGCGCGGTGTTGTCGGACACCGACACGGGCGAGATCGCCCGCTTGATGTCGATGTTGTTGTGAAGGTCTTTGGAGGCCATTGGGATGGTCCTTTCTCAGTCAGATCAGAGGGCGACGTTCTGCAACACGATGGCCTCGGGCAGCACGACCTGACCGCCAACGCGACGGCGGAAGATCATGCGGACCGCGCCGCTCGTCGCCTGGGTGTACGGATCGCGCAGCATCTCCATGGCGATGCGATCCACGATCACATAGCCACGGCGGAAGTCGCCGAACGCGACGGGCTTGGCCGACGCGCCGACATCCGGCATGTCGGCGGCTTCGACGTAGGGCGCGCCGTTGATCGTGTTGGGGACGCCACCCGCGAGGCCGGGAGCCCAGAGATACTCGCCGTCGCCGTCCTTGAGGCGGCGGATCTGACCGATGGTGCTGCGGTTCAGCATCCACACCGCCGCGCGCGCGTAGTCGGTCTTGATGCCGTAGTAGACGCTCAGAAGACCGTCAGCCGTCAGCGCCGCCGCCGCGCCGCTGTTCACGGTCGCGATGGAAGCGTTGTTGAGGAAGCCGAACGGACGACCGACACCCGAGCCGCTCAGGAACGCCGCGCCTTCCGCCTTCGCGAACTGCTCGGTGGCCTCGGCGCGAACCTCGGCCTCCATGTTGAAGGCGGCGTCTTCGAGCATCTGGTTGGTGATGTCCACGAGCGCGAACATCTCATGCGTCGGGATCTCATCCATGCCGTAGGTGAGGCCCGTGGTCTCGGAGCGCGTGCCCTGCTCCTGGACCCACTGCGCCGAGAAGGTGCCGGTACGCTTCGGCAGCTGGATCGCCTTCTGCGTGGTCTGGCGGGTCCGCGCGACCGCGCGGAACGGCGTGACCTCGACGACGCCCTTGATGATCTCGCGGACGTACTCGGTCGGCGCGAGATAGCCGCCGAGCGTGTCAGGCGACAGCGAGAGGCTCTTCATCTCGGCGGCGACGCCGTCGAGGCTCTTGCGCTCGGTCTCCGACAGAGCGCCGTCGCCGCGCGCGATGGAACGGACCACGGCCCGCATCCAATCGTTCGCGCGCGCCTTGATCTCGTCGGCCTCGGGCGCGGACTTGCCCGAGCCCAGGCGGTTGAGCTTCGCGGCCAGATCGGCGGCGGTCTCGCTGGCGTTCTTCGCTGCGAGTTCGGCCTGAACGAGCTTCTGGTTCAGCGACTCGTACTTCGACAGCGACGTCTCGATCCGATCGAGCTTGTCGCGCGTCACGACGTCGGCGCTGCCCTTCTTCTCGATCTCGGCGAGGCGCGCGTCATTGGCGGCCTTGAAGGCCTCGAAAGCGGAGCCGACAGCATCGACCGCGCCCTTCAGTTCGTTGAGTTCCATGGGATTACCCTTTCGTGGAGAGGATGGAAGCCGCGCGCTTCAGCGACGCGACCAGAGCCTCGACCTCGTCATCACGAGAGGCGTCGGCGTGTTCGTCGCCTGCATCGCGCAGGTGACGACGGACCACCGCGACGAGGCTCTTGGCCTCGGCGATGGACATCTTGTGCTCGTCGCGCAGAGCAGCCTCCAGGCCGCGCGCGTCGAGGATGAGCGCGGGCGCGCTCTTGAGATAGGCGAGCTTCGCCAGCGGATTCATCGGGTCATCGACCACCGAGACCTCGCGCAGATCGATGGCCTTCAGCCAGCGACGCGGCTCTCCGGTGCGACCCGTTCCCATCTTCGACCCGCCGGCAGGAACGCGATAGCCGATCGACATGCCCTTGATGGCACCCTCGCGCAGCCGCGCGTAGGTCATCTTCCCTTCGTCGGTGTCGAGGCCGATGATCCGGCCCTCGACATGCAGACCGTTCTGGTCCTCGCTCATTTTTTCCCAGACGCCAACAGCGCCCTTGGAGCGGTCGTGGTTATAGTACATGGCCGGGAGCATGTTCTTCGCGCCCCACGACGCGAGGCTGCGCGCCATCGCACCCGGCGTGATCATGTCGCCGCCTTCATCGATGTTTCCGTAGACGGCTCCGTAGCCGCTGAACGAGCCCATCGGCTTGTCTGCGGCGAACTTGACCTCAAGCGCGATGCTCGCGACGCCGTTGCTCATTCTCCGAGCTCCTCAATCCTGTCGGCGATCCTGTTCGCCCATGCGCGGCCAGCGTCGCCGCCCCAGAGATCCCATGCGATGCGTCCGTTCGACGGGAAGCCCGGTTCGCCCTGGCGGAAGCCTTCGGCTTCCTTGTCCACTTCGTGCCGCGCGAAGAACGAGATCATCCGCATGATGGTGTCGCGCGGCAGACGGCGACCGTTGCTGATATCGCGCGCGCGAGCGATTCCGACAGCGGTGCCGCCGCGCCCGAACTCGTCGCGCCACGCCAGCGCTCGCCGCGCGTTCGCCGCCATCTCGTCGGTCGGCGTCCAAGGATTCTTCTGCGCCGCGTCGTCCTCGACATCGACAGGCTGCGCGACGTCCGCGTCCGATCCCTGGCCTACGACCTCGCCCATGTTCAAGGGGAACAGCGGCTTGTCGAGGCCGTCGAGCGGGTTCCACCCGTCGTCCTCACGCGCCTCGTTGCGCGTCATCCAGCCGCCTCGGATCGCGCGGTCGTAGTATTCGGCGCGGTCCTTGAGAGAGCCCCGCAGAAGCTCGCTGGTGTCCATCGTGAACCGCAGGCCCGCGCTCCACTCCTCATCGGTGAGCAGCTGCGCGTTGAGCGCGCTGGTCATCGCCTTGATCTCGGGCTGGAGCGTGTAGCGGACATGCGCTGCGAAGAACGCCTCGGCGGATGCGAACGTAGGCGAGTTGTTGCCCGCGTGACCGAGCATGATCGAGAAAACGCCCATCAGCCGCGCAATCTCTTCGATCTGGTGCTTGCGCGTCTCGAGGTGCTGCGCGTCCACGCCGGTCATCTGCGTCGGCGTGAACTTAAGCGCGCCGCTCGCCAGCACCGGCTTTCCGGTGTTCGACGCCGAGCCATACATCGAGGCGATGGCCTCGCGCACTCGGTCGCGCTGTTCCTGCGACGGATTGCCGTCGAGCGTGAACAAGCCGGTCGTGCGAACGCCGTTCTTGTGCAGCGCCGCTTGGCTTCGCTCGCTGGCCTGCGCCAGCCCCAGCGCCTGCCGACCGAGCAGCACCGGATCGAGCCCGCGTGCGCTGTCCCAGGACGGCGAGCGAAGGTGGAAGACCTCGCCGCGCGTGAGCGTCAGCGTGCGGTTGTTCTCGAACGAGATCGTATATTCCAGTTCCAGATCCTGTCGCACGGTGATCTGGACGTTGTCGGGCTTGATCGGGATCAGTTCCCGGATCTGGCCGTTGACCACGTTACGCCACGACACCGCGCACCCGGTCGATGCCTTGTGCATCATCGTCGTGCGAACCCATTCGCTGCTGTCCTGCCACGCATTCGGAGAGCGCGCGAACAAGTCGAAGAGCGGATGATCCGTCGCCGGTTCCATCCCGCCATCGGTCGGGCGCATCAGCACGATGGGCAGCTGCGCGAGGCCATCAGCGATGACCATGACCGCGCGGTAGAATGCTGGAACCTGGAGCGCCGTCGAGACGGTGACGGGTTCGCCGGTCCATGACTGCGAATAGCCAAAGGCCGCGTCCAGCCAGCCCTCGGTGAACTCGACCGCTTTCTTCTCGTCGCGGCCAGACAGCCGCTCAAGCCATTTCAGCACGGCATCGCCCACGCCGCCGCCGGTCCGGCGACAGTCGGATTGAGCGTCATCAGGTGCGCCGCATTGAAGCTTGCCATCAAAGGGTCGATCTTCCCGTAACCAGAGGCTGCGCGCTCGATCATCATCGCCGTGGAAGTCGCGCGGACCTTCGCGTTGCCCGCGCACCACGCCAGAAGGCGCGAGCCTGAGTGTTTCAACGAGCCGTCCACGAGCTTTCGCTCGACGGTCTTCGCCGCGTTCATGAGCCGGATGCCCTGCGGCACGCCGACCAGGAGTTTCGTCTCTTCCGACACGCCGATCTCGGCCAGCGCGTCCACCGCGCCGCCGATGCCGGCGGGATCTGCACCGACCATCGCCAGACATCCGGCGTCGAGGACTAGGCCGACATGCGCCTTGATCCATTCAAGGTCGCCAGGAAGACCATCGACCACCGTCAGATCGCCATCGCGCGCGAAGTCGCTGTAGAGCGCTGCATTCGCTTTGCGCCGGTCGAGCCCCTCGGGGCTGATCAGCGCGTGCGCCCAGAGTAGCCAGCGGCGCGTGTCTCGCTCGCGCGCGATGACGGCAAAGCCGAACAGATCGTCCAGTCCGCCGCCGTCAATTCCAATCGTCGCGACTTCCGCGCGGTCGAGTAGCTCGTCCAGCGAGCGCGGCCCGCCGTTGCCTCGGCTCCAGAACTGCGCCCCGGCCCAGCCATCGGATCGCAGCGCGACTCCGATCTGGACGTTGAGATGCTGCGATGCCCAGCGTCGTAGTTCGGCCTCGCTCGCCTCGCGTGCGGCCTCGTAGTCGGGGATCAGTCGCTCGACCGTGATCGATCGCCCGTTGTTCGGCGTGACCAGATGCCAATTCGTCGGGTCTTGCCAATCGACACCCTCGGGGAACTCGTAGAGCACCGGAAGCAGCGGCGCGCTCAGCGTGCCGTCGCGAACCTTGCGCGCCTTGGACAGTTCCGCCGCGAAGACACCCGACGGCGGTCGCTCGGACTGGGTCGTGATCTGGATCAAGAACCCTTCGGGTTGCGAGATCAGGCCGCCGCGAAGCTGGCCGATCACGCGGTCTGCGTCAGGCGCTTCCGCGATAACGTGCGTCTCATCGAGCAGGATGCCCGCCGGTTTCGTGCCCGTCACCACTTTCGGATCAAAGCTCTTGACCTTCAGGAACGCCTTGGTCTGCCGGTATGAAATTCTCTTGAGGTGACCTTGCACGTGAAATTTTGACGCCAGCACCGGGTCGGCCTCAATCATGCCGACCGCCTGGCCGAACGCGAGATCCGCGATCTCCTGCGTCGGCGCGATCAACAAGAACTCGGCGCGCGGGCGCTGGTTGACCAGCAGCGCCGTCAGCATGATCGCTGCGCCGGCCGTGGTCTTGCTGTTCTTCTTCGGCACGAGGACGAACGCCTCGCGGATCTGCCGCTGACCGTTCACCACAGAGCCGAACAGCGCCTTGACGATGTCGCGCTGCCAGTCGCCCGCCGCTTCCTTCATGCGCGGCTGACCGGGGACATCCGGCAGGCGCAGCGCATCGAATATGCCCGCCGCCCTGCGTGCGGCGTCCTGGTCGAGCGGGAGGTCGGCGACCAGGGACCGGCCCGCTAGGATGCGATCAGCCCAATCCCGACACGATGTATCCCAAGCCATCAATGGGCGAGCAATCGTTCCCAGTCGGTCCCGCGCTCTGCCGTGCGCGCGGTGATGTCTGCCTGCTCCTTTTTGCCGACGATTTCATCGGGCGACTTATCGCGCCAGCCTGCGCGCGCCTTGAGCCAGAAGATCGCTGCCTGAACGGACTGATTGGTGTCGCCGGTTGCCTTGCGGAACAGACTCTGCGCGACCTTCGCGTTGGCCTCGATATAGCCGAGTTCCAGTTCCTGCCAGAAATACTTGCGGAGCGTCTTCGGCGAGATGCTCAGAACCTTGGCGATGTCATCGGTCGGAACGCCGAAAGCCGACATGCTCTTGACCGTGGCGCGGTCTTTGTCAGTCGGTGCGTAAGACGGCCTGCCCATCGCGATGTTCCTCGAATGTCATGTTGGTGTCTGCGTGACGGGCCTTCTTGCCCGTGAAGTCCTGCCACCGCTTCACGATGACATCGCAGTAGGCCGGGCTGATCTCCATGCCGTAGCACTTGCGGCCCAGTTGCTCAGCGGCGATGAGCGTCGTGCCGGAGCCGCAGAAAGGCTCGTAGACGTTGCCGGGCCATGATTGCATGGCGATAGCAGGAAGACCAACTGGGTACGGAGCTGGATGGCCGTCTGCCCCGTGTTGCGCACATTGTCTGCTGACTCTGAAAACGCTGTCGTGTATCGCGTGACTCTGAACTGGAGAGTTCCCAGCTGATCGTTGCTTTACCACTCCATCGACTCCACGCTGGCCCTTGCCGCCATGTTTTTCACCAGCGTGCTTGCACTCCCTCGCTTTCTCCGCGCGCACCGACTCCCTATTGAAATGCCAGATGAACTCGTGCGACGGTGCGAGTCGTCCATTCCAGTCTCCCGGCATCCCTGGTCCCTGGTCCCACACGTACCACCCGAAGCGCCTCCAGCCCTGCTCACGCATCAACGCAATCCAGCCATCCCAATACGGAAGCCATTCGCCGTCGCGGTGGATCATGCCAAGGTTGACTAGCACCTGCCCTGCGTCGGCCATCGGCAGATTTTCAGACACTCCACGCATGAGGCCGTCCCAGTCGGCGACCTTTGCCTTGCCTTCTTCCGTGTAGTCGCGCTGCTGCCCATACGGCGGCGACGTGAAGCACAGGTCGGCCTTCGCCCCAGCCATCAGTCGCTCGACATCCTCCGCCTTCGTCGAGTCGCCGCACATCACCCGATGCTCGCCCAGTAGCCACAAGTCGCCCGGCTTCGTGACCGGATCGACCGGCGGCTCGGGCACCGCGTCAGGGTCGGTCAGACCAGCAGTTCCGGTCGCGCTTAATGCGCTTATCTCGTCCGTTCCGAACCCGGTCAGCCCGAGGTCAAACCCAAGCGCCCCGATCTCTCCGAGTTCCAGCGCGAGTAGCTCATCATTCCATCCGGCATTCAGTGCCAGCTTGTTGTCGGCCAGGACATAGGCTCGCTTCTGCGCCTCGGACCATCCCGCCGCGACCATCGCCGGCACATCGGTCAGTCCTAGCTTCCTTGCCGCCATGACGCGCCCGTGGCCCGCGATGATGCCGCCCGCCTCGTCGATCAGGACCGGCGTCGTCCAGCCCCATTCGCGGATTGATGCGGCGATCTGCGCGACCTGCTCATCCGAGTGCGTGCGCGCGTTGCGTGCGTACGGGATCAGATCAGCGACTTTCCGCCGCTCAACCCGGTCCGCCGGCCATCGATTCTGCATCCGTCCTCGCGTATAGGGGCGGGATAAAATCCCTGGGTGGCCCCACGTGCATTGCGCGTCCCCAAGCCCTTAACATTAACACCCCCTA